CAATCCAGACATATTTCCACGCCGTCGTCTGATCCGTTGAAACGATCGTGATCGGCGTCGTGGTGTTGCTGATGGTACCGGATGTTCCGAGCAATGTTCCATCGGAACCATTTGCGGGCGCCGTCGCCTTGCCGCGAAGATTGAGCCTGATTTGGCGACTTAATCCCCAATTGACACCGCTGAAGGCATCTATCCATTCCCCCGGGCCGGCCAATCCCGCATCGCTGGATGGATAGATGATCGCCTGCTGAATCTTTTGATCCGTGGCGCCAGAATAGTTTTTTCCGACGTATGAGTTCAAATCGACCGGCGTACCATTACCAGTCGGCCCATGAATTACAGTTTTTTCCGCAGATGATGCGGCAACTTGGGTGAGAACACCATCGAAGGCGGCAGCGATGCCGCCGCCCTGGATCATATCGCCGATCGTGACCGAACCAGCCAGAGCGCGATCAATGATATTCGAAAGACCTGTGATTTTACCCCATGACCAATTCGCCGCCTGCGTCACCAATGACCAGTTCGCCAGATCGGTTCCTGGCGGATGGTTGAGATTTGATCCAGCCAGCGATGACCAGTAGGTCGCAGCACCCGGTAATCCAGTCGGATTATATGAAACAACGACCGGAGCCGCGGCCGTTGATGCTGCATAAGTGGTTGCGGCTGACCACGCCACTGGCTCGGAAAACAATCGCACCAGCCGCCCGACGTCCGTCCCGGAAAAGCCAGCACCGTTGTTGATGGCGGCGTTCGTTGTGGTCGTGGCCCAGAACGTAGGACTTCCTGCCGGCGTATTGCCAACATTCTGATCGACTAGCGAAACGTAATTGATGGATGCCGAGGTGACAAACGCACCGATGGCGTATGCCTTGGTTGAATCAAACGTCTGGAATGAGAGGGTCAGCGTAATGATACCGGTCTTCGCCGATGGCGTCACCTGCACGCCGTTTATAAATGGATCGAGATAGGGACCATCATTAAAGGTTGCGGGGTTTATTGCGAACGCAGCGTCAGCGCCTGCGGCTGGCAATGTCGTAACCGTCAGCGCCTGTGGCGCAATCGTCGGAGACAGCAGGATATCTGTGGTCTCGGCCTGCACCGCTCGAATATTGGACCATGTGCCGCCGAGATAGGTGGTAGTTAGTTCCTGGATCCGCGTCACGGTTGCGCCGGCAACAAGCGCGCCCAATGTCGCGCCATCGATATTGATGCCTGTTATGGCATCGACCAGCGAGAAATGCGTGGTATCGATCTTGGTAACGAGGAATTGGCGATTTTCCAATAGTGGCGTCGAGGCACCGGGAAAGATCAGGGTGTCGCCGGTGGCCCATGTGGTGGCGGATGTGGTCTGCACCACGGCCGGATTTGCTGCCGAGACCGCGACCACTACCTGCGGATCTCCGGTCGTGATCAGCGTGGCGCCATTGCGGAAACGTAGTTTCCCATCGGTGAATTCCAGCGTGTAGGGAACGGCCTGCTCGAAATCAAACTTGATAATCTTGGCCGCCGCACCACTGCGGGTGAAACCGCCGTGCATGGTGCCGGGCCGCCGCATCCATGTCCCGACCTCGCCGGGAAAAGCGTTCAGGCAGACCTTGAGCGAATTGCGGTAGTCCGGCCGGTCAAATCGTCCCTGAGCGAACTTTGAAATCTCGCCGCCGGAGAAGTTGCCAACTGCAAATGTGGCCTCTGACATTTCAATATCTTACCGAAATATAATCATCGTCCGGTGCGTCTTCGGGGCCCTGCTCGATCGCATTGCGGATCTTGGCGTCGCTGATCATCTGGCTGTAGGTCTTGGCGAGGATCTGCCATTGCCCCTTGTCCTGGGTGATGGTGTCGCAGATCGACAACGCGATCCGGGCCGCCAGTCCCTCGCAGAACATCGGCGACATCCGCCGCACGTCGGTCAGATTGGCCACGAACCGCAGCGAGATCGGACCGCTCTGCGCGGTAACCAGAAAGCCGTTCTCGTAATTCCAGTCGTTGTAGGTGATGCCGGTGGGTCCGCCGAGCCATGCCGTGGTGCCCTTGGGATTCTGCGGCGCCTCGCGGAGGTAGTTGGCCGGCAGCCGGTAGGCGTTGCGGCTGGCCTGCTGCGTCGACGGGCCGGCGCCGATCGGATAGACCATCACCAGCGGCGTCAGCGCCACGCCGGAGGGGAATTCGGTGCCGCCGATCTCCAGCCATTTGTCGGAGCCGATGCCGCCGACGAATACGCGGGTCCACGGATTGAGCACGCCGGCGCTCGACCAGTGCACGCCGCCGTCCAGCGTCGGATCGTTGCCGAGATTGCCGTTGCTGAGCGAGGTGTAGATCACGCCATCGGACGCGCCGACGGTGTTGCCGATCGCGTAGGTGGTGGCGATGTTGAACAGCGCGGGTGCGGCGGACGGCGTGTTGTTGGTGTTCAGGTCGATCAGGCTCATGTAGGGGATGGAAAGATAGGTCACGACCTGGTTCTTGAAATAGGTCGTGGTCGCGCTCCATGCCGTCGCGGTGCCGGGATTGTCGGTGTTGCCGCTCTGCAGGGAAAGATAGCAGCGGTTCTTGCCGTCACCCGTGGTCGTATAGACCAGCTCGCCGGCAAAATATGATGTCGCCGTGTCGTACAGCGAGACCGTCATCGATCCGAAATACGGCTCCCAGAAATTGCTGAGCAGCGGATCGTTGGCGAGGTTGTTCGGGATATTCGAAATCCACAGATTGCCGGACTGATCGGCGACGATGGAGCCGACAAAATAGGTGGTGCCCGGTGTCCATAGCGCTGGCGACAGCAGCATGGTGTTGGCGTCGACCGGGCGGATAACCGAGCGGCGCACCGCGCAGGTCCAGACGTTGGCTTCCAGCTCGGCCTCACGCGCCTTGTCATAGACAAAGCCGGCCTCCGAAGCGCCGCGCACCGCGGTATCGTTGAAGCCGAGAACCGGATCCATCCGGCTCGAGCCGATATGCTGGAGCGCTCGGCTCCCGATGTCGATTTGGGTCTGGAAAGCGGCCATGCTGAGGACGATGCGGGCGCACCATCAGACCAGCAACGCACTCCTAGCTAGGAATGCGGCATATCGCGGCGTAAATGGCGGTGAAAGTGGCGACGAAGAACTTGTACTGGCCGGGCGGCAGGTCAACCACGGTGTAGCCGTTCACGGTAGAAAACACGGTGTGGACCGGGACCAGCGTCGTGCCGTCCTGAGACACCAGTTGCAACCCCATGGTTCCGGTGCCGGTGGCATTGGCGAAAATGGCATACTTGCCGCCGCGCAACTGGAACGCCGCCGTAGTGGCGGAGATGTTGGGAAGCAGGACTGACTCGGTTGAGGTTGCCATATCAGGGTTTCATCATTCCGGCCGCCTGCACTGCAGCGGCCAGTAGCGCCGACTTGAACACCGCCAATGAGACGAACTTCGCGGAGTCGAACGAGACGGTGAGATCGCCGCCGGCGGCCGTGCCGAGCTTCTTGTCATGGTTGAATTCGGTTGCGTCGTTCTTCTTCGCCGTGCTCGCATCGGCCGTGATGTTGATCCAGCGGTCCTGTGCCATCGCTAACCCTTGATGTCGAAGCCGGCAACAGTCACCTGCTGCATGTTCTCGAAGAAGCGCTCGAAAGCTTCCATTGCCTTCAACACCTCAACCTTGGTCGGCGTGACGCCATCAAGGATTCGCACCTCGAACAGAGCGGTCGAGGCAGACGATGTTCCCGTGGTGAAGTCGGAATATTTCGTTCCTTCCACACCACGCGCCAGAGCGACAAAATGATCAGCCATTTCCTACCTCAGATCGTGAAGTTGACGGTCATGCCCATCTTGCCGGTACCGGTGGTGATCGCGGTCTTCATCGTGCCAACGATATCGATGAAGCCTCCGGGATCGGAAGCGAGGCCGAGAGCCTGCCAAAGCGGCTGATTGCGCTTGAGCGGGGTATAGGTGGTGCTCTGGTTGGTGACGTCGGTCGGCTGGGTCGCTGCGGCAACCGAGAAGGCGGCAGCGAAGAAATCCTGATCGATCGCCGCAGCAGCCAGCAGCGCGGTAGGCTTGTTGCCCTCGCCGTCGGTCGCATAATAGGCACCGATGTCGATGGTGCCGACGGTCTGCGCCTGGGAATCGAACAGGACTTGCTTGACCTTGCAATTCGACGGCACGCGAACGAACTGATAGGTCGCATCGATCGAGGACGAGGCGATACCGATGACATCGCCTGATGAAACCGACATCAGACAAGCGGGAGCGCCCTCGCCGCCGGTGGGAATGACAACCGGAGACGCATCGAGGTTGGTGATCGGGGTGGATTTTACGTGATCGACAGCCATGTGGGTTGCTCCTTTACGGCGTTACGTCAGCGGCAGCCGAGGTATCGGCGCACAGGGTTTCCAGGAGGCGGCCGGGTTCAAGCCGGGTCGCTCCGGACGACATCATGGTGTAGATCTGGTACGGCAGGCCGCTCAGATCCTTGCGGCGATCGACGTCGTTCTCGGTGTCCTTCCAGATGCCGAGATAGAGGCCGGACTTGACGAACGGGATGTTCGACCGGACGTTGGTGGTGTTGACTGGCAGCCGCTCCGAATAGACGATATCGAAGCCTAGGAAGCGCGTGACCTTGCCCTCCTGCAGCACCGGCTTGTCGGAGAACTCGGTCGAAACCACCTGCACCTGGTTGAGCAGATCGCTCTCCCCTTGCGAGTTCGTGACCCAGGTCAGGGTCTCTTCCTCGAGATCGACCTGAGCTTTCCGGAAGATCCGCTTGGCTTCGATCATCTTGGCGACGGTGAGGCCCGAGGCTGCGGCTGAGCCGAAGGTCGAGGCGATCGACCATGAAGACGAGATTGAGGCCCAGGTTTCGGTGGTGAAGGAGGCGCCGTCGGTGCCGAGCGATGAGGTAC